TGAATTAACTTTGATAAAAATTAAACAAACACACAATGACACAGACAACATTTACTACCGCTCAAATCAATTCAGCAAAAATAATAGCTGATAACAAATGTAATAGCACATCAAATTTAGTAGCCGCAAGCGATTGCGCAAACCTAATGTTTGAAGGTTTTGATACCAATACTGGTGCTAAATTATTTAGACTTTATAAAAGTTTTGATAAGAATTTTATGCCGATAGTAGCAATTAGTTACTGCTATGTGGATTAACTTATTTCGGGGTGCAGCATCCGTACAACTGCAAAACTTTTCAAAATAAATTAGGTTATTAATTCAAAGTGTATTACTTTTACAATCACAAACACACATAGTTATGAACACACAGACAACAAACACACAGACAATAGAAAACACAATAGTAGCCTTTCACATTGGTAGAGGCGGACAATTTTACAATGCAGGTCACGTTACCTTTTTGGGCTGCAAAAATATAGGTTACTTTACAAGCGATTTAAATTTGGCATTTGAAAACGCCATGAAAGTATGGAAAGCTATCGGTAATCGTGAGAACCTGCAAGCTGCATACATTGAGGTAATGGATAGCGATAACGACCTTAATTTGGCTGCAAAATTCAAATCACGTACAGGTCTTGATTTGGGTGCGTTGGTTTATGTTGCCGATAACGGTGAAATAGTAGGTTTGACTACAGAAGATGAAGCTACTGGTATTGGCAGCATAAACATAGACAATCAATATGATACTACTTTCACTTGCTATCTTAAAGATTGTTCCGATGCACAATTACAGCTAATAGCTGACTATAGCGGATACTTACCTTCTGATGTTCTGGAATATGCACAAAATACAGTAAACGCATAATACAATCTTACACTCCCCCACCGAGCCGCTCTGTTAATTCAGGCGGCTATTGTGGGCAAAACAAAACACACATTTTATGAACACACAATTTAAAGTAGGGCAAAAAGTAAGAGTAATAACAGGGGCAAATGTTGTCGACTCTGATATGTTTAACAACATGGCAGGTGTAATAGTTGACATATTACTTAACAACACTCCAGATGTTTGCATTTATGTAGACTTTCAAAACGGCTACAAAATTTGGTGCTACACGCAAAATGATAGGGGTATTACATTGAATGTAGAGATACTAGGGTCTGATACATTTAGTGCTACAATAGAGTTTAGAGGTGACATGAGTGTAGGCATACGCCCTTACTATTACACACTGGGATTAGACGCAAATCTGATAGAAGTATTTGCAGACGATAAAGCATATAGAGATGAGTTAAGAAATAAAATACAAGCCCTATACACCGAGATAGATAACGAAATGAAATGCCATGTAATATTTTCAGACGAAACAATTTAACCACATGATACGCAAAATAATAATATTCTTAACGCTGCTGCTACTTGCGGCACTAATCCAAAACTACTAACATGCCTAGAACAATCATAAGTAAAGTAAAGGTTTTACAAGTTTACCCCGATGCGGTTTGTAAGGAACTAAACACAAACACATTTTTGATAATAATAAATGCTAATTGGCTACCTAAACAACAAAGCGAGGCTAAGGCATGGAATAGGGCTTGGCAGATTATCCGAGCCGAACAACGCAAATCAGACGGTAACGCACCAAAAGAGATTACCACAATAAGAATAAAACCCACTGTAAAAGCTAACATAATCAGTAAACATGGTAGCGTTCAAAAGTGGGTTGATAGTATGACCACCGCAATATAGCTTTAAACCCCCCTAATCTTTCGATTACGGGGGTTTTTTAGTTAAATGGTATATAGATATAGGTTTGTAATTATAACGCCTTATTTCGCCTATTTTTCAAAGTGGAAAATTACATCGTTTGTTACATCGGTTACTAAGCCATAATCTAAACACAAAGTAAATTTAGAATTCAGTTCCCTTAGTTTGTCGTGCTGTACCCGAATATGAAATCTAAACTGTTGAATACTCTTACTCCCCTTACGCCTTTTACACCTCATGCAGCTTGGATATAACTGGTTATTAGTGCTGTCTAGTTTTAGAATTTGCATACTTAACGCATTACCGCAATATGCACATTTGCACCCATACTTGTTTAGCACGTTTTCTCGGTCTTGTCGGCTTATTCTGATTTGTGTTTTCATGCCCTAATTGTTGAGTATTGTTTCAATTACATTTATCCAATCACTTGCCGTTCTGCAAACATGCACGTAATGCCCATTATTAGCCCAAATAAGGTGTAGTTCTTTCTGTTCCCTACTAAGTACACCATTCGCCCCATTTTTCAGCTCTATTGCCGTTAATTTACCACCGTACACACAAAGCATATCAGGTACACCTGATGTAAGCCCTGTCGCTTTCATTTTCATTACCTCAATTTTGTTCCTGTACCCACCATTCGGCACACTGAATAATGTACCTCTTATTTCGGGATAGGTATTATGCGCCCACTGGTAACATGCGGCTTGTAGTTTATCTTCTGATGCCCACCCTATTGCATCTTGTTCGAGTAGTTGTTGTTTTGTCATTGCTCTAAGTGTAAAAGTTATTTTAGCTTTAATTGTGTTTTGTTATTTAAATGTTGGGTAACAAACTTTGACCAACTTTGTTACCTTTTTTTTGCAACTTTGTTACCGCTAACTCATTGATAATCAGTGCTTTTTTCGCCCAAAACGTCGGGTAACAAACTTTTACCCATTTTTCATAGCATTCTATAATAATAAAAAAAGTTGCAGCCCTTTTATTTTTTGCTTTTACTACTCTCTTCTTTTTTTTTCTCTATACACGTAATTAAGTAAAAAAGTCTGTAACTCTGTTACCTTTTGTATAAGTCATTGATAATCAAAGGCTTATCGGTAACAAACTTGGTAACAAACTTTGAAAAGGTAACAAGGAAGTTTGTTACCTTTTGCTTAAAATGGCACTTCCGCTGCTAAATTGCTATTTTTTTCGGGACTATCAAATAACTTATATCTATCAACTATACCATTTTCTTTGATTAGCACTTGTTTTTCAAAGTGTATTTCATGTTTTTGACAATAGCTTTCTAGTGCTGAATTAAGCCGTATAGATGATAACTTATACAATTTATTACCCCCATTATCAGAATAAAAGGTATCGTAGGTGTTATTGAACGCTTTAACTTGCACTTTTTTTATAAGTTTCCATTCTGTAATATTTTCCTCTATGAACTGTAAAGTTAATAATCCGTACTCTTGTTCAAATTGTTTTTGCCACCCACCTTCCGTTAATTGTGGGGCTGTAAGCCTCATGACCTTGAGCCACTGCTGAATAGATGCAAGGATAATGTTGTCGTAGGCTTGCCAATCTTCGGTAGTCCAGTCGGTAGGAAACATCTTGCCAAAGTGGGTATTTACGCCACCTGCTTTTGTAAAAAAGTCAGTAAATTCAATCGGTATAATTCTACGCCTTAAACCACCGTCTGACACCTCATAACTGTAATTTGTGCTGACTAATAGCTTAGGCATATCTCCCACATCAACGGTACTAATATTTTTGAATAACTTTTTGTTGATACCGTTACCGCTTGACAGTTCTTTAAGAAATAGGAAATCAAACTTTTTCGGCACATCTGATATTGATAGTACTTTTTCGTAGTCCCATGACTGCAAAAAATCCTTATCTAATACTACTTGACTTCCTGGCAGGTTCTTAACACTTGTAGCGTATTTAAGCATATTGCTAAATATGTTTTTACCGCTACCGCCCCCTGACTTTGGGTCGGGACATTGCTCAACTAATACTACTATATATGCGTCTGATTCGTCTTTAAATTCGTGGCATAGATAGCCAATACATTGCAATACGTGCGGTGTAACACTAACTGATAGGTCAAGATATTTGTAATAAAGTGAATTTTTATGGGTGTTATCTGTTGTTACTGTTAGGTCACGTAGTTGTATTTTGTTTTCCCATATTAATTTGTTAGCTGGTAGATTGCTGTAGGGTAGCACTTCAACTCCATCTTTATCAATAGTAGCATAGCAGTTGTTATAGAACTTATATGATAGGTGTTTAGTGGGGGTCAGTATGACTGATGTATCTAATATGGGTAGGCTGGCAATAATATGTTTGCCTGACTTTTGGATAAATTCATCTAACGCATTAAAAACTGTTTCATACTCTTCGGCATCTTCGATATGTATGTATGATTTTAATTCATCAAAGTATGTACGTGCATCGGTACGACATATTTTGTACCCTTGTATTTTGGTTACATCTTCTTTATGTAAGCGATAGCCTAAGCCATGCGATACGGTGTACAATTTTTCTCGGCTGATGTATGTGCCGCCCTTGTCATTTATCGCCCAAAATATGCCATGTGGGTGCGTTTCTGTAGCCTTTTGTAGTATGTCCTGTACAAACTGCTTTGCCTCATCTGATATGTTAGCAGGTGTAGGGGTATTATAGGCTGTAGCGGTCTTAATTATCCGTTGTTCATGTTCATGTTTAATTTTACCATATCCACTATCTACTAAGTGACGGTATAGTTTTTTGTAGTCACCACCGAATTGTAAAGTACATAGTACTGCTGCTGGTGTTAACCATTTGCCCGCCTCAAATTCGGTACTGGTGGTAAAAAAATAATATAATCGGTAATCTTTGCGAAATGTTACAGATACGCCCCCTTCATTTCTGTTAGGTCGTGTCCACCTGCGGTACATATCATGGTCATTAAATATCTTATAACCATTAGCTGTTAATATGTCCTCTGCTGCTATGCTACCGTTAAAATGGTCGAATGGGTTTTCATCGTAGTAGTCAGTCTGTTTTTTAGTGGGCTTGTAGCTTACTTCTGCCTTTATGCGTTGGTTGTAGCTGATGCAAAGATTAATCAAGCTATCACGCTCTGATTGTGTGATTAGTGGTATGTTAGCACCCTGATGTATGGAATAGCCCATTGATGGCGGTGCGAGTGCGTAACCACCTTCTCCCCTTGTTTCAATACCACATTCTTTAACATCTGCTTTCCATGCCAATTTTTTATTCCCTTGCGCTTTACCGTCTGCAATTCTGTATAGTATGTGATAGCCCCCTGACGGTGTTTTGTGTATGCGCAGCCTGTACCATAGTTCGGGGTATATTTGGCGTATATCGCTAAAAAGTCTACCATCTATACCGTTCCAGTGCTTACAGTCTATGTCTATTATCTCTAAGTTACCAGATACTGCACCGCATACCATAGCAATAGCTGTAGTATTATGCTTATCCATCTCGTACCATAACGCCTCTTTGCTAATTATATTAGATTGGTATTGTTTCCAACCTGAATAGGCAACTTTAGCAGGTATGATAGTTCCATCTTGTTTTGTTTCTGCTTTGTCACGTACTGGTACAATGGATATACCAGCAGATAATAATTCCTGTACTTGCCCGAATACGGCAGATAGTTCTTGCATTGTGTAAAAATATTAGTAATTTAGTTAGGAAATATAACCTCTCCCTTGTAGTGGGTACGGTGCGAGTATGTTAAAAAAATTAACCTTTAATGGGTTCAGCTCGGCAAAGCATCCCCCACTAAAGGTTAGTTATAATATCTTTGTCACTAGTTGCCGCTAGTGGTCTGCAAAGTTAAACTATTTTGTCGAAAAAATCAATTCTTTCTCCGTAACTTGGTGCGTTGAAATCTGCCCAACTTTCTTTATATCCCATAGCTTTAGCGTACTCATAGATATATGTAGGGGTAGTAAGTGTTAAGGCTTTCGCTACCCTTGCAGCATACGGTTTCTTATCTTTAATTTTTGCATAGTTAGCAAGTTCAATCGGGGTTAGTTGTGATAGGCGTTTACCTTTAATCTCTTTAAGTTGTGCGTTTTGCTGCTCCAACATAACAATATGCACCTGCTCAATCTCGTTGGGCTGCTTTGTTTTCACAAACACATGCCCACAATTACTACATTCTTGTGCTAATATTGGCAATAGGTATTTACATTTCGGACATTCTTTTATCGGTGCTACCCCTTCACGTTTTTTTGGTATGGTGTTCCAAACTACATTCCAGTCTACTGGCTCACCGTTTATACATGGGTAATCCCATCTGCCATGTCGCTTACCGTTACCCCCGTAATCAAGTACAGTCCACATTGCTTTACCTGTGTCGGGGCTTGTACGGCTTGCCCTGCCACACATCTGCAAGTATAATGGTAGGCTTGTAGTTGCTCTGTATAGTAGTATTAAGTCAACTGGCGGAAAGTCAAAGCCCTTATTCATTGATGCAATGCTGATACAAATATTTACACCGCTATGTAGGTTTGTAAATTGTGCTAATTCGTATGCCTGTACTGATTCACTACGTATTTCGTATTTGCTATGTTGTGTACAAACTTTATAGCCTTGTTGGGTCAGGTACGAATGTAATGACTCTGCCGATTTGATTGATGCGCAAAATATCATACATTTAGTGTACCTGTATTGGCGTAGGTGCTGTAGTACAAACTGGTGTGAATTAACGGTGTCAAAAATACGTTCTTGGCTTTCCTCTGTAAACTCCCCTGCTTTGATTTGCAGACTATTTAAATTTGCTGCTGTTACCTGTGCATGTTGATACTTTATAAGGTAGTTGTTAGCTACTAACCATTCAGGCTGTTTGCCTACTACTATTGAATTGTATAGCGTTGGTAGGTGTTTTGCCCACTTCATAGCTGGGGTAGCTGTAAGCCCTATCAGTAGTGCATGTGGTAGCTGTAGTAGTAGTTTTGTAGCTGTGCCTACGTGCGCTTCATCATTGATAATTAATAGGCTGTTACCCATAGTAGCGAACTGTTTAATCAGTTCTGCCCTACGTGCTAATGTTTGTGCCATTGCAAGATATAAGCGATTAGGTGCTAAGTAGCTAAGTTTTGCAGTGCTGTTGATGTTGGTTGTGTCTGTTATTTCAGCATCTAACTGCTTGTATATCTTATCACTTTCCGTTATAAATAGCACTGTTTTACCCTTGCTTAATGCTCTGTTGGTAATGGATATGGCTATCTTAGTTTTACCTCCACCTGTAGCAATGCAGTTAATTATACGCTTGTAATTGTGTACCGCATGTGCTACTTCAAGTACATTTTCTAATTGATAATCTCTTAGTGTGAACATAGTTGTGTGTGTTTAGATAATGATAGGGTTTATAGGGTGTTAAAATGGTAGTTTATCTATAGCTTGTTGCATAGCTTGTTGGTTTTCTACTGGTGCGCTTTGCTGCTGCTGTGGTGCTGTGGTACTGGCTGCTACTGGCTCAATTTTCCACATATCCAAATTTACAATGTACTTAGTGCTACCATCTTTTTTGTCAACATAGCTGTTGCCCTTTACATTGAACGATACCGATACTTGGCTGCCGATTGCGTACTTATCCAACACATCACACTTCGCCTGTACGGCTTGCATTTTGAGTGGATTTGGGTATTCCGTACCGTTTACGTTTTCTACTGTCATTAAGACAAATTCACGTTTCTTAAACTTATCTGATACCTGTTGTGTTTCAGATTTGGCAATCAGTGTGCCTGTTAGATTAAAGCTACTCATATTGTTTGTTTTGTGCCTATTGGCGGTTAAATTATTGGTGTTAAAAGTTTTGTTGATACTATAAATAAATTATCGTCTTTTTCTCGGCTTACTTTGCAAAACATACCGTCTGCACCCTCATGCATACATACCACCGTTACTACATCCCCCTTACTTGCTACCTTAATTTTGCCTAGTACCTTATCTTCTTTTAGGCGGTATCTGTTATTCTCCATCGTCTGTTATTGTTAACTCGGTGTGGTGGTAAGTTGGTATGTCGTGGTCTACTTTCTTTGCAAGGCTAATAAGGTCATTGTCAAGATGTACGCTTATTATTGTTTCGTTATCTGCAATCCCTAGAAAGGTTGTTAAATTGTTGTCTGTTAGGAACTTGCATAGCTGCTGATTTGTGTCGAACTTAATGTAGCACCTTTGACTGAGTGCTTTGCGAATGTCTATCATGTTAAAATAGTTTTATTTGTTTGGTATGGTTATTAATTCGTTTCATTGCTGCATCAAAGTACTCTTTATCCAATTCGCAAGCTGTCAAATCAAATCCGTAATCATGGCAAGCTATTGCGATACTTCCGCTACCTAAATGTGTGTCGAGTATTTTATCACCCTGTTTTGCGTATTTGTCAAGTAGCCATTTGTAAAGTGCGACTGGTTTTTGTGTGACGTGTACCCTTTCTTCTATTCCTAAATCTTTGTTTAAAGATATTTTTTTTGAATTTTTATCAAAAGAAGTAAGTGCTAATTCTACATTGCTCATCGTGTGCATTCCGTCCATGTATGGTTTGTGCCAAACTACAAAGCACCTACTGTTTGGCAAATGTTCAATGAAGTAATTACCTCCCCAAACTATCCAATTTACCGACACCCTGAATAACTCTTTGAAATATTTTTCGTCAGGAATAAAATCCCAGTCAGAACCCTTTTTTTGCCACTTCTTTGCCCAAGTTCCACCTTGCGTTAACTTTTCACCCAACCCATACGGAGGGTCAACAATAGCCAAATCGAAATACTTATCGGGGTATCGTGCCATTAAAGCCATGTTGTCTTCATTCGTTATTGTCAGCATCGGTGTAATTTAGTTTTATTTGTTTAGGTGGATTATTAAGCAACAACTCCACACGCTTACGATACAATTCTGTTTTCTTAATGTTGCCCTCTGCAAGATAGCGAAGGTACATATTGATGTAGTGTGTTAGGCGTGTGGAGTAGTCCATGTCTTACTTTTTTTTGTTTTTCATTCCTTCGGGTAATGGGTAGCCCTTTATTCTTGCTACATGTTGGTTAAAGGTAGCCCACAAATCAGTATCAATAAACTTGCAATGTACCGTACCTTTTTTGTAACATTTAATCTCGAAAAATCCCCATTTTGTCCACTCACCCCACTGCATCGGTGGTATTACTTTTACGTTCTTTTTACCCTCTGAAATTAACCTGTCTGCATACGGCTGTGCAATATCTATACTTTCTAAGTAGGGTAAATGACTATGTCTGTTATCCATCAATATCTTGCCATCAATCTCTATTTTGTAGCGGTGGCTGCCTGCACTATGTAGCGAATACATGTCATCATAGTTTGTGCCTGTGATAAAGCATAAAGCCTTTTGCAAATCGTCCATTAACTCCGTTCCTTTGCTACCCCACCTAAATTCTATTTCACCGCTCCAACCCCTGTTAACTCCATAAGGCATGATGAACTTTTCATTTACTAGGTAGTGGCTGTTAGTTTTCCATCCTTCTACATTATACCTGTTTTCGCTATAGTGTTCTGTTAGTTTGTCGAAAACCTCAATGATAGCCCTATCCATTCTATTGCCTGTAGTACCTATCACTATTTCTATCATCTTATAGATGTTACGCATAGAGAAAGGTACTTCGCTTTGTTGCTCCACAAACTTATTAATATCACTCTTTAGCCCTGTAGTAGAATACTTTTGCATATTCATTTTGGTAAATACCCATTGCCACGCTGATTTTTGTAAGTCTTTTTTGAAATCATTGCGCATTACTGGCAGGCTATCTTTTTGGCATGTAAATGAAAGTTTACTTGTGAAAAATGAACTTGTTAACTCATTCATTTCTGCACCTATCTGTAACTGCTTATCATATAACTGTACTGCTGATACATAACGATTAACCAAATCACGTACAAAGTTGTAAGGCATTATGCCATTTCCTTGTGCCTCTGCTGGCTCATCTTCCATAAAAAACCCCTCAAATTCTGCTTTGCTTTCACCTTGCTTGTGTATGCGTATTAATCCAACTTTAGTGTAGGTTGTGCGCTCTGCTGTGGTGAACGCTTCGCCTATATTGGTGCAACTGCCGTAGGTATCAATAATGGTGCGTAGTTCCTTACGTGTGGCACTGTAGCTGTTGTTGTACGTTTCGTAGTTGCATAGCATTACTATTGTGCAACCTGCTGGGGCTATTTTGTAAGCGTGTAATATATGCTCATCGCCTCTGCTAAATGGTGGATTGCCAATTATTAAATTAATGTGGCTTATGTCGCTTGACTGTACGGTCAGGAAATCATCTGAAATTACCTTGCATTTACGCATTAATATGCTACGTAAATCGTTATGTTTCTCACATGATATAACCTGTTTTGCTCCACTTGATTTCAGGTAGTCAACTATATGACCTGCACCGCCTGAAGGCTCTAGTACTATGCTGCCGTCAATAGTAACACCCATACACATTTGCTCAATTACATTGGCTGGCGTAGGGTAAAAGTCTGCATTAAACATGTGTGTTATTTGTGTGTTTAGTTATAAAATATTAAATCTGATTGCTGTTGTTTAACCTTTGCTTTGGGTATCGGCTTTCGCTGGTGGATATGGCTTTGTTCTTGTGATTGCTGATACCTTTTATTAAACCTTGCTATGGCATTTTCCGCTTCATTAGGGTACACCATTATGCTAGTCTTACTATCTACTATCACCCTTACTTTTTGCGGTCTATTTTGCTCTGCTATTACTATCCCCTCTTTAGTTTCAATCCGTTGTAGTGCTTTATCCTTAGCAGCCAAACTACACTCCATCGTTTGTACTACCTTTGTTCTTTTTGGTTTTGGTGGTGCAATGTTACGGCTTTTAATTGGTGTTGTTGTTTTTTCTTTTGGGTCGGGAAAATCACGATACTTTAGTTGACCGTTGTGTGTCATCCACTTTTTATTTCTGTATGGTAAGGTGTCCGCAAACTTATACAGTGTGGCAATCTTTTTGTAACTACCTTCCCCGATGTGTTCCATTACATGATATGCGTTACGTGCCGCCTTTACTTTAAAGTGTCCAATTTTAGGCATTTTGATTAGATTTTAGTTGTTCGTTAAATATTTCTTGTAGCACTTTAGTTACTTCAGCTACATTTTTTACACCCGAAATAAAGTCAAGTAATAGCCCGATATCTTCTATTCGTTCGCTTGTATAATCTTGTTCTAGTACATGCCAACTATCACTATTGCCAAATAACTTTAATTCGGTTCTTATGATTTCCATTGCGCTTATTTGTCTGCTTATAGCTTTTTTCAAATCATCTGTACCAGTTCTTTTACTTTCAATTAGGTATGGATTAAGTCGCAATGATTCAAGCGTATAAGATGCAATAGTGTTAAGGTATAGTATTCGTCTAAGGTCATTCATTAAGTCATCAAATGCTATTTCTGCGTATGTTCTTTTTGTGGGAGTCATTTTTGTAAGTTTAGCTGTGTGTTAATTGCTGATATATTGTACTTCATTTCGTCATCGTTTTGCAGTAACCTTTCAACCTTATTTAGTGCATGTATTACGCTTGTATGGTCTTTCTTATTGTACATATTGGTAATCGCTTGCAATGTCATTCCTGTAGTGCGCAAATAGTACCAAATTAAGTGCCTACATTCTGTAATATTGTATCGTCTGCTACCTGTCTTCACTTGCTCAATAGTCACCTTAAAATGGCTGCAAACTACTTGTTCTATTCGTTCAACTGTTAGCACTCCTTTGTATTTGCGCTCCAACCAAAACTGCTCTTCTATGTATTTTGCTGTTATTATCATGTTAGGGTTATTTAAGTGTAACTGCAATAGATGTAGTAGATGTTTTGATTGGTTTTAGTAGTGTAGACACTTCTCCTGTGGCACTGTCCACTATATCCAATCCACTAGGCGGTAATGATTTTAAAAACTCCTCACGTTCCTTTATCTTGGCTTTTAGTTCTGCCATTTCTGCATACAACCCATCAATCACGCTATCTCCACAATGTGCAAAATCATACTTCGTTCCTACCTCTTGAATACGAAAATTAGCGTTATGCAAATCAAAGTTTTTACCATGCTTTGCGGCTTGGGTAAGTAGCATTTCCTTGTACTCTTTATCCTCTGATAGTTCCTTAATCAAAGCCTCTGTATTCTTTACCTGTAAATGCACCTTTAATGGGTCTGTAATGCCGTCTTTTAGGCTGTTTATTACCGAACGTACAAATGATGTACGCTCGGCTTTGGTGGTTTCAAATAGGCTTAAAATTGATGTTGCTGATAATTCGTTATTTGTGTGCATTTAGTATAGTTTGTTTGCGTTCTGAAAATAGTTGTTTCATATCATCACTAAGGTCTGTATTTGCTGCAAATAGCATGGATAAACCTTCGATTGTGTTGCATCGTTGTATCTTTTGTTCTAGTGTTACTTCAGGTAGTATCACACCACTATTACACCACTCTAGTATCATTCTGCCAGTTTCCTCACTTGGCATAAATGGAATATTTGCATCGAATAAACCTGTACGGTCTTTGCTAACTGTTGCACTGTGTTTTGTGTCAAGTTCTAAGTTACAAGTCAACTCGTATTCAAAACCTTCTCTAGTAACCTCTTTTAGTCCTACTTTTTGCGGTACTTTTTTCCCATTCACATCTACTAACTCATAATCAGTCTTACGCCTAACGGTGGTAATCATGTGGCAAGGGGACTGTAAAATTGCATCTAGGAAAGCCTGATGACGTGGGGTAATCTTAGCCCAGTTAGTGTAGCTGTTACCAGTCATACTATTGGATATTTCTAATATACCGCCTTTACCGTCCCACTCATGTGTAATGCTATCTACTATAATAACTTCCATACCAGCATTTTCACATTCCTTAATGGCGGTTATATACTTTTCGGGTGTATATGGTGCTGTAAGTGATAACACGCTGTAATCCCCTAAATGTGCGTAAAGGTCGGCACTGCCATTTTCAGTATCTATGATAGCTACCTTTGACAAGTCGCCACCTGCTAATCCTTTAGCGATAAGTATAGCACTGAATGTTTTACCACCACCGCTTACGGCTGATAGTCCTAATCTGATTTTAGCCTTTTGTCTTGTGGCTTTTCTTAATGTACTCATGTGTTTGTGTGTTTAGTTTAACGATGTGTAAATGTACAAAATGTTATTTGAATTTCAAAGTAACTTGTATCTCTTTACCACATTTATTTTTACTTGCTATGTTGTGGGCTTTCCAGTTGTTAGGTCGTTTAAGTAGCTGGTGAACTGTGCTGCTATGTTTGCCCCAAATTGCGGATAGCTCTTTGATGTTGAATGTTAGGTCTAGGTCGGCAAATAGTATATGGTCGGTTACTTCGTTAGGTTTGGTGAAAATATACAAATACGTGCTATCATCCAGCCATAAACACACACAATCATTATCAGCATTAAACGGTAATGCTGGTTCTTGCTCCATGTAATCTAGTACTTGCGTTAAAAAATTGCGCTGCTCGATTGATGTGGTAACTATTGTTAATTTGTTTTCGATTGCTTTGAAAATGTGCATTTTAGTTGGTTTAAAAAGTTGGCTAAAAGATTAGTGTACTTGCGTTTATTGCGTCTTGCGGTATGGTAGTGGAATGTTACAAATAGGTCGTGTTTGCGTTTACGTGTCATGTTGTGGCGTTTTTTAGTAGGTAAATAATTCCGATTAGTGCCATTACGGTGTAGGCTATTAGTTCTATGTTTTGCGGTATCATGTTAGTATATATCTGTTTCGTCAAAAATATTGTGTTGTTTTTTGCGCTTAGTAGTGGTTATGCTTTCTCTCACAATCATAACGAATACCATTACTACTACTATTGCAGCAATAATTAGTGCGCTGTCTGCCGTTGTTGGGTTCTTTGGGTCTAACATCCTTCAACTGAATTTAAAGGGTTAGATAATAACGTTTCTGCTGTACCTGCGATTGCGACAACTTCATAAGGTGGCGTGTTTTGCGTACCTCTTATAATACGCTCGTAGCCCTCAATTAGTTGCATTTTATCGGCTATCATTTCCTTTTGATAGGCTTGTACCAGTTGCAGAAATTCAATCCCTGTATTAGTAGGTAATTGGTCTGCGAAATCGAGTAGTTTTTTTAGTGCGCTCATTTTGTTTGGTTTTAGTCTTCTGTTGAATATTCGTTTACAATTTGTTTTGCTAATTTCAGTAGCTTATATCTGTACTCTTTTTCACTGTCGTTTTTTGGCTCTTCAAAGTGTTCGTAACAGTCTAGTAAATCGTTGTAGGTATTCTCAAACCTACAGTATGCCATGTTTGCCATTGTGTTGTTTTTATCGGTTAAATTAATTATCTGTGTCTTCGTAATCGTCATCATCGTCATTTGGCTGTGGCTTCATGCCGTATTGTTCTGACTGTCTGAAATCGTACGGAATAATCTCCGCTACTATTGTGTTTTGTGTTTCTTTTGTCATGTTTTTATCGTTTAATGTTTAGCAAATGTACAAATACTTTTTGACACTACAAACTTTTGTAAAAAAATATTTTTATTTGTTTATTCGGGAAAGTAGTGTATCTTTGTGAAAAATTATAACACATGGCAGATACAGCACTACAACGGGCTATTGAGCAACTACAAAGTAAAATAAAAGATTATGACGGTGTAGATAATGCCGCTACATGCTTTAATGAAGCAATACAGATACTTACCGACCTTTTACCCTACGAGCGTGAAACAATCGAGACTGCTTATAAGGTAGGTGGCATAAATAGCAAAGCAATCTCATTCAATGGTATTTCAGAGTATAGAAACACACAAGATTACTTCACCAAAACATACAACCAATAACAATGACAGCGAAAGAAAAGGTACTATCGGTGTACCCTATGGCATATTGCGAATGGGATTACAACGTATCGGGAACTCACTCTTTTAAGTATTATATAAAAAATAAAAAGGGCGGTGACGATATAACTATAAAATTTAACACCCCTGAACAGGCATGGGAAAATTTAGCAAACAAAATTACTTCACTAAAACATACACAAACTAATGAGAATAAACGACCTATTTAAAGCAATCAAGCTATGGGATAAGATGGTACTAAAAGTACACCCCCAATATGTATATGACATTTGCAAGGGTAAAACTAAGCAGATACCGCCACCCTTAGCAGACGATATGATACGTGTAATACGTGAGGAAAGCGATAAGGCAATTAAACATTTGGAACTATTAAAAGCACAATATAATGAGCAATAACAGATACGAGGTAGTAGCACCGATGCCGCATTTTACGCACTTGTTCAAAGGGGATATATTATACCCAAAGCAACACGCATTATGTGGCGATTGTTGGGGTCATGATGAGGAAACTAATCCACAAAGATGGGTTACATTTTGCCCTGATTTTCCGCATTTATTTCGCCCTTTAAAGTGGTGGGAACATGTATCAAAAAATGAACTACCTGAATACGTAAAAGGTAAATTATTATCTTCTAAACCTGTAGGGGTATTTAAAGTAATTTGGAAAATGGAAGGTAGTAATTTATTATTACGTGAGTTTGACCACAATATATTTAGTTGGCTTGTAGATTGTAATTTGCAGCCAGCCACCGAAGCCGAATATCAAGATTACATAACCAAACTAAACGCTAAATAATGCAGCAAATTATAATAGGCTTAATATTCCTAAACTGCATATTGTTAGCGGCTACAATTAGTACGCTAAACGATGCAATGAACATTTTAAAACAACATAAAAAATAATGGAACACACAAGAACCACCCCCGAACAATCGGTAATACTCAAAAAGATTGGGTATGATGTGCCTGATACGCATTACTACAGTTCAGTCGTTGGTAGCATAATTTATGAAAGAATAGCATATAAATACAACTATAACATATTAGAGTTGGCTATGTCTGCACCAAAGTTAGTAGATGTTGCAACATGGACACGTACTGTACATGGTTGGCATGTAGCTGTAATAGCAGGTCATAAACATCGCACATGGTCATACATTGTTACTGATGATGACGGTCATACTTATACATACGGGGATAATGACGAAACACCATTTAACACTCACGACCTTGCATTATCACATGGTATTGATTTTATTTTAACTATACTTAAAAAACATAAACAATGACACCCACCCAACAAACTAAAATAGCCGAACTGCTGATTAATAAGCTAAAACAAGCCCAAAACAAACCATTTGTAGAGATTACCTCACAAAGCGAAATTGAAGCCGAAATTGAGGCTAAAATGGTGCTTGCTGGTGTGGTTTATGAGATGATGAGAGAGGCTTTTAATTATAGCTTTTTAAATGATGATAATGACTTTGATAACTTTTTAAACAATTTAAAATGCACTACACACGAGATGAGGTAATAGCCATTATAGACAATCTGCTAGGTATGCACCCTGAATTACAAGATGTTATAATGGGTGATACTTACGCATTGAACGCAACCGAATTTTTAACTATAATAGAATCAAAAACTAACTAGAACATGAATAATACGCCCGACATGGTCAACCACCCACCGCATTACACCGTTAACGGCATTGAGGTAATAGATATTATTGATGCCTTTAAGCTAAATTTTAATATGGGAAACGCATTGAAATATCTTTTACGTGCTGATAGGAAAGGAAACAAAGAACAAGATATTAATAAAGCTATTTGGTATTTGCAACGTGAAATAAACACAAAATAAACTAATAGCCCACTACCTTAAATAGTGGGCTATTTCTTTTAAAATATGTACGTTAGCCTACTAATCTGACCGTTATTCTTACTATGTATATACCCCTCTATCGCCTTTGGGCTGTGCTGGTAACCATTGCGATGATGCCAACCGTCTGTACCACTTGGGCTACGTAAACTCTCCACACATACACTCATATACTCTTTACTTTTCTTATGGTGAATGTGGTGCGTATAGTAGTACCTATGTTTGCATTTGTGCCAATTTTCACCAACTTCATGTGCCATTAATAATGCTAAATCTGTTTCTTTTGCTCCATCGCCATGTGTAGTACCGATTATGTTCTGACCGTATGTGTAGTACTTACGGTGCTGCATTGATGTATCGAATGTAATGTTTTCGCATTTCGCAAACCACGCATGTATAGTTTGTGCAAGGAAAAAACCATTTGTAAAATCATGATTGCTAGGGTTATACTGAAAGTGAACTGGTGCAATAGGTAGTAGTAATTCTATGCACTCTGTTAGTAGTTTCCGAGCTAATACAAAAGCATCATACCACATCATTGACGCATCTTGTGGCGTACCGCTTGTGGTTGTGTTTTTAGGGCTATCAACATGCAGTATGTCGTTACCTGCTACAAATAGTATCTGGTCAATCTTAAAGCCCCTTACGTACCCTAATATACCTTTAACGCCCTCTATTACTCTATTGTAAATTATGTCATGATTACATGCATCATTCGTTTCAAATGCACTGCATAACTTGTTTAGGTGTATATCTGCTGGGTCAATTACTAGCAGATAACCTTCGCTGTCTTGATTGTATTGTATGGTCGGGTATATGGGTGCATAGTTGGTTATATCTGCTATGATAGAATTGCGTATATCTTCATAGCTAACTTGCTGACCTTTACCATCAACAAATAAAGAGAAATGCTTACCCTTGTGCCAATAGTGCTTAACTTCATCTAACGGTATTCCTAATTGTTCACATTCATCACTTAATAGTGGGTGCTGTTGTTTCTTTTGTAACGCCCTTATATGCAGCCTAAATGCTTCGGGGGTTACATCTAACTTGTGTTTATCGACTATTTTTCGGGCTGTACCTGCTGCTGAACCGCCTGAATTTAGTTCTGCTAATATCTCATCATTCAAATACTCATACTTACTCGGTGTGTATTGATTAGCCATTATACGTGATTATGTGAATAATGTCGGCAAAAATACACAAATTTAAGTAGGTTGAAATTATTATTTTATTATTGGGTATCCTTTACTATCTTTTGGTAACACTGCTAATTGTGTAGCTTTAGTATAACCAAATGTTATCTGAAAATGTGGCTTATCAACAAATTTCCATGTACCGCCCCACTCTATGCCGAACCTATCCGCTATAGGCTTTAATTTGCTGTAATCAAAGTTCCAATTTACAGTTTTACCTACTAACTCCACTACATCAATGGCAAGTCCTAGATTATGAAACGATTGCCCCCCTTTAGCATTAGTAACTATCTTACCTGCTGTTGTTCTCCCTTGCGCATATAGTGCGTTTTGCTCGGCTATTGTACGGAGTGCATGTGTTACCCTTAGCGTTATATTTAACTCGCTTTCTGCGGCATCTATGAAGCGTGTAAAGGTATCACGTACTAATGGGTGTGTAGTTGCTATTCGCTGTATGCTTAATGGGTCTTTCATGTTGTAAAGGTATATTATTACTAAATAATTGCAATGTCAAATTATATGCTTACACTTATTGGTGGTAAAGGTAGCAATAAAAAACCCCAACCATAGAAATAGTCAGGGAAAATTAAATCGTATGAAAAAAACCGTAGTCAAGACAGGACTCGAACCCGTATCAGCAAATGTGCCGTCTTACCATTGAAACGACTTGACTAATTCAATATTCCAAATCTACGCAAAAAGTGTGCAATTATAAGCAGTATTAGTAGTATGTTCAATCCGATTGACCACAATAACTTACTACGCTGTTTATTTTTCGTTTCTGTGGCTAATAGTTCCCTAGTAGTACTTTGTATCAACTTGGCATCTAACGCCCTGTAATCGGTCTGTAATTGCGTCAATGGTCTATTATCTAGTATTGTGTCGGTTGTGCGTAGTGTGTCAACTGAATGACTGTACTTGGTTACATACTTAGTGATGTATGTAGTATCATTTATCGTGTTGGTTTTAGTAATGGTATCATGCGTTACTACTTTCTTACTCGGCAAATAAACGGTTTTAGTTCCGCTTAATTTCACTGGGAAATTAGCCAAACTCCATTTGCTCGGCACAACCTTTAGCACACTGTCTGCATCTGCTTTGCGTTTCAGTTTGTCGAACTTGCCGTATAACTTGGCTTGTTTCTTTTCGGCACTTTTGCAGCTACTAGATAGCAATATAAAAAATGCAGCTATGCAAAGTATGCAGCCTAATAACAGTGCTGCAAAAAACTTATCGTTGGGGTGATTATTTGATGTGAATGTCATGACGCAAATATAAACAAAAAAGCCGCACTAAGAATAATGCAGCCCCATTTTTAACCCTAAAACATTTTAAAAAGCCCCCAACCGAAACACACACAGTTGAGGGCTACACACTAAACACACATCTTTACTCACTCTTAGTATCATCATTTACATACCCAAACGCATTACTTACAGCGTATAGGATAGGAACACCTATATCCAAAACCCGACTTACATAGCTTGCAACTACATCGTTAATTTCGGGAAACGTGATATTTATTAGCTGCCATATAGCCAATGCAGCCATAAAGAAACGGTATATAACTTTAAGGGTAGGTGGTGTAGTACCCTCAAACCCTTGCACACCAAATTTAAGTATTTTGTTGTTCATTGTTTATTTTTTAGTGGTCATTAAGTATTGTATCTGTTGTTCGTGCCTATTCACATCATTGCCCATGTACTTAATCTGCTCCTGTACTTGTCTATAATCGCTGTTATTGCGCTCAATAGCATAAAGTATGTTGGTATAACCTTTAACTCCCATTGTTAACACACCGCCTGTAATAGTGGTAATGGTAATAATTACACCCCATGTAATGCCTGTTATTTTCTTGGTTAAAACCGTTTCTTCTTTGGGTGACATTTGCTACTTAAATTAGTTTTGACAAATATAGTTATAAAATCACAACCCCCAAATAATTAGCTATGTAATTACCTGCCATTATTTCGCTACCATTGTAAGCAAGTGCGAACTCACTATCTACTGGTAAATTACCCTCAGTCACTATTTTATGGTTAGCGTCTAATAACTTGTACCATATAGCACCGCTACCATCTGCAATAGTGGCTGTTACGTGCAATAGTGTTGCAGTCCCTGTGGTATATTCTCTTGGCTGTATCTGTATCATAGTCTAGTATATTTCTTCCAAATGCTGAATTAATCCATAAACAACAACGCCACCTACGGTACCATTATTTACCGCTTGTTGTTGCACTAATCTGTCACCTACTGGTGGTACGTTAGTAGTAGGATTTAATGTTACTACCCTTATTGCTGCTGTTTTACTTATAACTTCTAACTGCATGTAATAGGTGCTATTAGGGGCTATATAAACCGTAAGCCTGTATACATCTTCGTTATTAGGTTTGATGCCTGTATTAACCTTTGTAACTACGCCAGTTCCGCTATAGTGTGCAAATTGTAGTGTTGTGTCTGCGGCATCTTTTATAACCATTAATGATGAATATGGCGTAGGTGCTGTAAGGAATGTAGATGGGTCACCGCTTAATGCTGCTACCGCCTCTGAATATCCTATCATTATCCTTTGTGTGCTTAGATAGGTAGGGAACGAAAATGTAAATGTACCCCTACCACCACCACCACTAAACTTAGTGTTACCACAAATTATACCTGCCGATAGTGCTATGCTACCAATTCTAATTAACGAACTTGAATTAGCCCCCGATGCGGTTGTAAATGTTGTTTTATTGTAGTTAAGGTGCTGTATAGTACTATTCCATGCAGCCGGTATATAACCTAATGTACCTGCCGTTTGCACCATACCGCCATAGACATAGTTGTTAGTATATGCTATGTTTCCTGTCACTGTTGGCAACATAGTACTTGTAATCTGTGTATTTATAGCACGTTGCAAAGCCGCTGGTATGCTTACAGTATCATTTATCCTAATTGCACCCATACCCATTCTGTTACTGCCCCACATCTTTACACCGCCATGATAATCATTTACAACGGCAGATGTTGTTGTGTCCCATGCAAATTCCAACCGCATATCTGTTGTATCTATCCGTACCTTAGTTGTCCCACGAATAGTAGTATCGCCATTCGCTTTATAAAGCATGTTAAACTCATTGGCTTTAACTAGGGTACTACTGCCGCCTGTAGCACTGATAGTATATGTGCCACTTGTTGTAATTGCTGTTGTAGGCGTAATTGTTACATTAGTGCCGCCTACTAGCTGAATACTACTTACCGTACCCTTAGCATTCCACGTTGCAGCACTTGCTATGTATGCGTCTGCTATTGCTGTAGTGGTGTGTAGTTCTGATAGTTGCGTAACGCCACCTGTAACACTCATAGCATTACCGCTACCGCTACTTTTTGTAACAGTCAAAGCCTCACCGCTACCGCCCTTAGTTACTGATAATGCAGTGCCACTACCTGACGGCTTGTTAATTACGCCCGTACGTGCCGATATGGCATGTGTACCTAAGTCTACGTCAGTAGTAGCCCCTGTATATGGTACATACCCCGCCAATGACGGTATTTGAGTAGATACCCAATATCTTGTTGCATCCCATGTTGTAGTATCTGAATAGTTTTGCTTTAAATTTATCCGATTTGATAATGTTGCGGTATCGGATTTTAAAAGGAAATTGGTTAATGTATCCTTATCCGCTTTAGTGTCATAAAGGGTGGATATAGCCCCAAACGCAACACCAACGGCACTATCAATTGTAACTATATCACTTTGCAATGTGGCTATGTTCCCGTATATAATAGTATTGTTGCTGTCAATGATGTTACTAACGCTGTCAATTTCCCTGTTCAATCGGGTAATAGATGATATGTAGTTATTGGTATCTACCGCCCCTGCTGATATGCTTGCCAATCCACTATCTACATAAGCATTAGTAGCCCAAATAAGGCTATCATTGTTTATCCTTAATACCGCCTTACCTCTTGAATCAAACCCTAGCACCATGTTAGTATTAGTAGTTCTGTATGCTGGGAATACTAGCACACTATCCACCTTTAAACTACCAACTATCAATCCTGTATCTGTTGTTCTGCCGTTACCTATTGGCACTATTCTCTGTGCATTAGCACCTACCGATAAAACTAGCAATAATGCTACTATAATAATCCTCATAACAATACTAATATTTTTTGTGATGTGTAAAATGAAATAATTATACCTGTAATTGTATCTCCGTCTTGCGTAAAGTCTACATCTCTTATATAAACTTGATTGTCTGTTAATAGTGCCTGTACATTGTTACCCTCAAATGCTACATTTGTAACTGAATTGCCATCTTCGCTAACTGTAATTATTTTCCTTAGCTGTGCCTTTACGTATTCCTTTACATCTGCCGCCTCATAGATATAGTTTTCGTATAGTTCCGTTTCTTCATTGTATCGAATACCAACAATATAATCTAACTCCGAAAATTCGGGAGCTGTATTTAATTCTGAAAATTTAATATTTGGCATATCGTTCTATTCTGCTATGAAGTAATTAATTGCAATTTCATCTATAAATAGGTTTGGTGGTGGTGCGCTTTCTGCACCCCATAAATAGCCCTTATCAGTATTGTAAAGTTTAACCACTGTAGTAGCTAATTCAAGTGGTACACCCTCTTGTAATTCAACCGTTTCGGGTACTGTTACCTCATACTCTATTCGCCCTGTAGCCTCAAATACACTTTCATTATTGTTGGGTGCTTCGGGTATAGATATTGACTTAATTTTTGTGCTACAAAGCACACCAAAACCATACAATAGTTCTTTATATTCAGGGCTTTCAAATATAGCCCTTATCATACCTAATATACGGTGCATTTCTACCGCCCCACGATAATCACCCCTTACGTTATTAGTGGCGTGTGCTGCCGTATAAACATCAATAGTAAACAAGTATATGCCGTTAACTTGATGCCTATCACGATTATCATAATCGGCACGTTGTAGCGTTACATTTACTGCTGGTGCTTCGGTATGGTCAAACTGTATGATACGCTCGCAATAAAATGCAGGGTTGGGAGTTGTGCCGCCTGAAAGTGTAAATTGATTAGCAAATTCGGCAAATAGTATAGCCCCGATACGGTCACGTATTAGTTCATATTTCTGCGGTGCTATTACTCCATTAAGTGCCATACTTGCCCAATATTAACGTAATTAATCTACCTGTATCAGATGGAAACCACTGATTAACAACATACTGCACCGCCTCAACCGTAACCTTATGCCCTTTAAAATCTACCTCACCGTTTGCATTGCGTATAGTATAGTTAGCTTCATCAAATACATCTTCCGATACTGATACGTGTGCCATTCTATTATTGAACGCTACCCCTTGCCGATTTACATCAATGTGATGCCTAGAAAACAAACCGTTAACGGTGCATGTTTCGGGTGGGCTGGCAGGTGAAATGAAAGACATAGATACCCCGAACCCACTAGCGTTACTGCTAATGTTTGCAATATCACGCCTTGCCAATTCTAGTAGGCTCATTTGCTTTGTTTTTTCTGTTTGGTATCTTTTATTGGTTCTACTATTTCAGGGGCTAATTCGCAAAGATACCCACCTTTAACCAATATAGCAGCATCGGTAGCTAACATATCTTGAGTAACTACATCGCCTGCATAATGTATTTTATTTCCACTACCTGTTATTGCGATTGGTATAACCTTGTATTGTTTTTGCATGTTTTGTTAATTTAAAATAGCCATGCCATTTGTTAACGGCATGGCTATTAAAGTTAAGGTATTTATTTATCTTATGCTAGTACTGTAGCTGTAAACAGTTTGTCTACTTCTAGTAGTATTGGCAAACCTGCTGACTGTACACCGTACACTCTTGAACGTCTGCGCTCGTCTGTGTAGCTATAGTAAATGAATTTACCTGTACGCACTACTGGGTTATCTTCATCAATCAACTGTGGTACACCTGCATAAGCCATCATAAAGGCTGGGTTAGGTGGCAGTATGATTATTTTCTTTGGGTCGATGTAAGGCTGTAGTGTGCCGCTTGCATCTTCATAATATTGGTCATAAACCCATATACGATAGTTGCAAGTACCTGCGCTAAACATACCCATGTAATCAGCACCTTCGGTATTCTTAACTGGGCTTACAATGTCTGTAAGTGCTATTCTACGGATATCCGCTTCGGCTTGAAACTTAGTGTTAGCTATCATTGCCTGATATGCAGATGAACCCATCAACAAATCAAATGTACCTGTACCAACCTTACCAACTGAACGCATAAGGCTGCCCCATGTGCCTAAGAAAGATGATATACTTACTGTATTGTCTGCGAAGTTGTGCGCTGAATTGTAAGCAAGTATCATAGATGCTTTACGCTGAAAATCTATGTTTTCGGTAGATGTAGCAGTTACGATACCTGTTTGTAGGGCTTGCGCTCTTTGCAACTCATATCTACGCTCAATCTTATCAGCAAGCATTTGCATTTTCTCTGTACCCTCATTAAGGATAGCAGTTACTACACCTGCATCAACTGAACCGCTACCAATTAGACGGTCATACATACGCAATGAATCAACTGTAAAGTTTTCATCAAAGTAAGTAGGGTCGAAGTCTTTTTGCGTAGACTTTTCAAACTTGTTATGATTGCCTTCTGCATTGCGAAGTACATCGACTGCAATCTTTTCTTTACCTCTCTGTACTTCGATACTTACGTAACGTGTAGCAGTTGGGGTAGTGTCGGGAAACCATGTAGCAAGGAACGTAGTAGGGCGTAGACGCTCTTTCCACAATGCTAAAAACTTGGTGGTAATTGTTGACCGTATTAATGAACTGGGTATTGCCATTTTATAAGTTATTTACTTTGTTAATTAAGATTGTGGATTATCGATTGCTGTTAATTCAGTAGAAGTAATTATCTGAAACCCTGAACGCTGCATTACATCTTTAATTGTACCTGCTGGCACTGTAGCTACGCCTGCTGGGCTAGAACCATCTGTACCGATATAGTTTACAACTGTTGCAAGTGTTTCGCCTGACGCAAAACCTAACAACTCGCTTGCTACTCTACCAGCTATGCAATAGGTAATAGTTGCACTTGCACCGTTAGCTACTACAAAAGTATCAGCAGATACACCTAGTGGTATTTGTGAACCGTTTGTATTGTCTTTGTCTTGTAGTGCTATAAGGTTACTAGAACCAACACGACCGAGCAAACGACCTGCGGCTATTGTAACTTCGCTACCACTTGCATTAGTAAATGTAGCGGTATCGTAATAATTGCGACCTAGAAATAATTTCGAGGTATCAAAATTTGCTATTTGCGGATTTGCCATGATATTAAATTATTTTAAGTTTACGTTTTCGATTGCCTCTTTCCAAAAATCTTCTTCTTGCTTAGCCTCTGTAGTTGCTGGGGCTTCAACCTTTGCAGGTGTTACGCTTGCAGGGCTACCATTTTCAGCATTAAGCATAAACTGTGCTTGTGCTGCTTTTAGGCTAAATTCTGCCATTTGTGTAGCAGATAGTGCGCTACCTTCTGTGATACCTTTTTTGCAAGCCTCCAAATCAAGGTGCGCAAATACCATAAATGAATTAACTCTATCACGCTCGCTGGCAAGAATAGCATTTACCAATTCTGGGTGCTGTGCCTTTAATTCTGTTACTGTCATTTTATTGTTTTTTATTGTTATTGTTGTATTAGCCTCTTTTATTTCAGGTATTGCGAACGGCATTACTTCATAGCCCGATTGTGCTGCCATTGCGTAATGCCCTTTTAGTTCCGCTTGCATTGTAGGTGTAATGTTTACCACCTTATTTATTAGCCCTATTTCTTTCGCTTGTTTCGCTGTAAGCAATACATCTATTCGGGTATCAGTAGAAAACACATCATCCATTGATTTGCCTGTAATAGATTGAAACAAAGTAGTATTAACCTTAGCTTCTAACGCCTCACGTAATTTACCGTTAACCCTGTTTAATGATGCCCACATTTCAGCAGTCATTATGTTAGGGTCTTTTTCTACCCATGATGGATAAGCAGCCCGATGTACTAATATTTCCGATACATCTAACGCTTCGTTATCTTGGGTATAAGCTAACATAAATGCACCCATACTATGTGCCTTACCGTCAACCTTTATTTTAGTTGCTTTGGTACGTTCTGAAAGTTTGGCAATCATACCAAATGTACTTTCAGGACTGCCACCGCCTGTATTCATACGTATAACTACATCTTCATCTTTATACGCCTCTAGCTGCGCTATAAAGTTAGCAGCCGATGCGTCATAGAGGTAATTATATAGTATTATTTCTTTCATTCGCTTGTAAAATAACGCTACGAAAAAAAACATTGCAAAGGTTTGCCGATATTGTCGGTAAATTATTAATTTTGCGTATGGATAAGAAAGATGTAAGAGTAAACAACATAGGCACTAAGCAGCATAATGAGGTTAAAAATATAGCATCTCATGTAGGCTGTAGTATGGGTGAATTGATAAAAAAGAATTTGCATGTTATAATCCAGCAGTACCCAAAGGACTATCGGGAATATCCTTGCGACAAAGACTAACCCATGCCCTGTTAGTTGTATTTTTTGGGCTTGTATTTCCGCTATGTATAGTGGCTAAAAATCCGTTAATATATGGGTTGATATGTGTATTTGCTTTTTTGCAAAACATATAGTCTTCACCTATGTGCATGTCTGCAAATTTATTGCGCTTCCAAAATTCTTTTCTGTATGCCATTGTAGCACCCCATACTATTTTGCTAGTATTTGAACCTATATATTTATTCCCACCTGTAGCATAAAATTGTGATAGACCTACTATGTCGGCTGTGGGATTGTCTTGCAGCTCCTGTACACATTTACTTACCCAATCTGTAGCATACACATCATCACTATCCATGTGAACAATAATATCCCCAATAGTTTTAGATACTAATTTATTTCGCTTAGTTCCTATTATACTATCTGAGTAGTCAAATAGATGCTCTACTATGTATGGGTAATCTTGCAACTTTTTAATAGTAGAAATACGCTCATTAAATACTTGCCTGTCTTGAGTAGTAGGGGTTACTATTGATACTGTCCTATAAGCCTCCATAGTTCGTTCATGGTTAAACCTGTTAACTCATTGCATACCTTTACATTATTTGCATAGTCTGAATGCCCTATACTGCTATTAATTGTTACTTCATGGTCAAGATGATATATCACGCCTTTTATTCGCTTTAATCTGCGTGTATTAGCCATTCTATAAAATCGCTCTATATCTTCGGGTGCATAGCTAATAAACCTTTCATTTTCCAATCCTATTTTGGTATATGCTTGTTTGTTAAATGCTATTGCTCCGCCTACGCTTTTAGGCGTGTTTGGGTCATTTTTAAACGTACCTTTAAATGTGTATTTGCTTAGTCTGCCTAAATCTTTTTTGTCATTTATTAGGTTATAAAATCCTCTGCCAACTCTTGCAAATTGACCGTCATAAGGATAAACATAATCAGCTACATAATTTCTTATGTAATCAATGGATAACCATATTTGCAACGGTGGCAAAAACACATCAGCATCATAGTTAATGACTATTGGCGTGTTAGCTTGTTTAGTCATTTCATTTAGCATTTTAGTGCGGTGAAATTTAGGATAATTGAATTTTACCTTACTATGATTTATAACATCAGTGCCTTGCTCACCTATAATAATGTTAGTGTCAAAATATGTGTTAATGTAGGATATGCAAGTATTGATATTTTCTATTCTGTCTGTGCTATCTATGCTAACTGGTATAATAAATGTAGTATCTTTTAGGTCTATTTTATTGTTTTTGTGGTCATAGCAAATCCATCTTTCGGGGTAAAAATCTTTGCTATCATTTTGTTTTAACAAATTACCTTCAAACAAATAATTAGGTCTAATTACTTTGCTATGTTCTTTTTCTCCCAAATAAGCTAACCACCAACTAAAGGTACTATTTGCAATTATAAAATGGTCGCAACAAGAACCTACTATTAACTGTTGCATAGGGGTTAAATCCTCAATAAAATGCACATTAGGCAAGCACTCAAAATGCACCTTGCAATACTCTATATCATCTGAAAATATCAGTATGTTGCAATCTTGCCAATTAGGGATATGTTGCATCATAGCAAGGTAGTAGTAATCAGCACCTAACTGTGCATAGTTAGGATTATCTACATAATCACCACGCCTTACAGATATTGCTATTGATTGTTTACCAAAAAACTTTTGTTGATAGCCTTGTAATTCATTGCACTTTTTAGCGTTAAACTGCAATGCTTTTTTTACTTTATCCTTGCAGTGTTGCCAATACTTTTCAGATTGCAGCCAACCAACAATATCAATATTGCCAACTACTTTAAATTGTTCAACATCATAGTGATAGTACTTTTCCTGTACCAATTTACAATCTGAAACGCCTTTAATGTTTGGTTTGTTTTCTAAATATTCCGCAAAATCGCATTTAGGTAAAACAACATCTTTGCCAAATGTTTCACCTAAACCAATTAATGACGCATATTGAAATAGCTGATTACCTAATCTGCCATAGTTGCCAAACTTGCTAAATGTTATCATAGCTTTTTAAATACCATTAGTGTGTTACGAAAATAGTTTAGCCTATCTTCCACAACTCCTCTTACCTTTAATGTATCATCTAACAATAGACTAAACCCTTTTTTTACTATTTTATCTAAAATGTAAATGTTATGCTGGCAATTTACATGCCCTATACCATCTTGTGTAGGAATAGCCCACGACATAATAATAAATCCGTCATCAGCACATAATTTGCAAATGTTATCTATTACCACATCTTCATATTCTTTTGCTATATGCTCCCCTACTTCTAAACAAATTACATTACCCTTTTTTCCTAACTCAATAGGTGTAGATAAATCATGTACTAATACATTGCCAAACTCGAAATTAGTTAGCTTTGTACCTTCAACCCCTAGTAAATTAGTAAACCCTATATCATGCAAATATCTAAGGTATGTAGCAAGCCCACAACCTAAGTCTATTACTTGTTTATTTTTAGGGAAATATTGACCTATGTATTGTGCTAATCTGTAACTAAAATCATGATATTGATTTGCTTCGTGCTGTTCCCATATTCCTGTATCTGTTGGCATAGTTACTTCTTAAAGATAAATATTAAACCGCTATAAAAGTGTATTGTTTTAATTCCGTAAATGTCCTCAACTCCATATTCAGGATTTAGCGTATCGCATAACCCCTTAAAAAAATTCATTGATGTTGTATCTGTTGGTAATGTACCGCCACCGTAATGCTCGTTCCAATAGCTTGTTTCTGTATCTTCAACTACATATATACCGCCACTATTTAGCTTGCAAAATAGTGTGTCAAACGTGCTTATTATGTGGCTACTAACATGGCTGCCATCATCAATAATTATGTCAAATGGAGCAGGTAATGATTTTAAAAAGTCATTGTCTATTTGACTACCTTGATAAATAGAAACACCTTTTATATTTAATTCCTTTTTGTAAAAATCAAATCCAATTATATTGGCATTGCTAAAATAATCACGCCACATTTTTAAACTCTCACCGCCTTTATTTACATACTCATAACCACCTATGCCAATTTCTAAAAGTGTTATTTGTTTGTCTTTTAGTGCCTCAAAATACATATTATAAATAGGGGTGTAGCCATGATGCCACATCCCCTTATCTGTTTTATATATTTCTGCTAATTGGCTTAGTGTGTCCATTTTACGGATTTGTGTTTATTGGTACTACTATCGGTTCTATGTATTTCAATCCTAAGTTTTCCGCTTGCTCTATTTCCTTTGCGGCTTGCTCCATGTTATCCTCACTATCGCCACCGTTAACGTTAATAGTAGCATTTTCAAGTGTAGTAAGCGGTTTATCTTCAAACATCTTACCTAGCTTCAATCTCTCGGCTGTAACCTCTTTAACTGGGTCTATATGCGGTACGTTTGCACCTCTCCATGCGCTTGCCTTAAACGCCTCCAAAGTTAAATAATCCTTTGACATTAAAGCCCTTAAATATCCTTGTGCCTGTACTTTATTTTTTGCTACCTCAATATCTAACCATACCGAATAGATAGGCAAATAAAAGCCGTTTGCAAAGTTCTTGCGCTCAACATCTAGTGTATGTTCCCAATCCTTTAAAGCTGCCCTACTTGCGCTGAAATTACTATCGTACATCATACGTGCTACATTAGGTGGTATTCCTACCGCACTAAATATATCGTTTGATATAGTCATAAAGAAATCCTTAAAATGTAACTCTTGTTTACTCTCTAGCGATTCAATAGCCGTATCTCTCGGCATGTTAAATGTCTGTTTGTTAGTAGTAGCGTATATGTTTTCGGCTAACATAGTACCGAACTTATCAACTGGTACATCATCTTGGTCGTTATAGTTGCTTATCTTAGTAGCATTTTTAGCAAATATATCTTCTTCATCTGATTGTGTACCATGCTTAATATAGTAAGCTATCTTAGCCCTTTCTTCTGCACTACTAACTGTAGCCTCTTTGTATCGGTCTAGTGTTTTTGCACTTTCGATTACTGTAGCCAACATAGCAAGCCCCCTATAATCATCAAGCCTAAACTGATTGCCACTATATAGCCATGCCATCTTTTGCCCTGTTTTATTATTATACGCCTCTATTCTTTCCCAATTAAACGGCTCAAACTTTACATGGTATGCTATTGGCTTGCCTTCGCTGTTTATTTCTACCCCATCACGTACTATATTGCCATTATAAATAAAATCTGCACCTGTAATAGCTACACCTGTAGACATTGGATTGCTTACGTGCGCTCCATCTATTAACTGCACCCTTAGCGAACCATTTATAATACGCAATATTACCAACACATCGCCCCCTACCTTACCATTTACTAACGCATCATTAGCCAACTCATGTAAATTACGTTTGTTGCTGTAATCAGCAGTGCAACTATTAGCAAATACTTGCCACCTACTTTCAACCACATTATTAAATGTTTCGCTATTTAGCTTTATACCTTCAGTAGCAAGATATGATGTTTCAGGGATAGAACGCAAATCAAGCCCTTTACCTATTACCCACCTTGCAAGACGGTTAATAGCCATTGAACATATTTCACTCTCCAAATACAACTGCCACGACCTAGCCCTTAATACTTGCGTATCTAAAAAATAATCCTTTACTGGTCCGACTGCACCTGCATTTTTCTCGCCATCAAATATATCGTACTGGTAAAAACGCCTTACGGGGCGTGTGCTTGCTGCCTGTTTTTCAGGTTTTGCTTTACCAATCTCAAATCCAAATATCTTTAACATACTCTTCTAAAGTTTTGACCGTCACGTAAAATGTACCTTCTGCCGTTTAATTGTGCAAGATACCTATTTTCCATTCTCTCATACGCTATTATATCCGCTTGTATCTGTTTTGAACTGCGATACTTAGCAGCTATCTTTACTTGACCGTCATCAAGTTCGTAACTCTCATATATGCCATTCCCTGCATCGCTTGTACTTGATGCAAGGATATAAAGTTTATCTATGATTAAACGTATCTTAACCAACCTATCCTGTATGGTAGTGGCTGTTGTTACGTACATTAATGCGTTGCTATATTCTATCATAATGTTTTTATTTCGTTTATTTTAGCACCTGTAATTGTTGCTGTTGGTGGTATGGCTGCCGATAATGGTGTACTTGTAGGTGTAGTAGGAGCTGTTGATGTATGTGTGTGTGCATTAAATACAGTAACTAAATCTGTAACCGATTGCTTTAAACTGTTAAATCCTGTTTCTAGTTCCTCATACCTTACCATGTGCTTACTATCGCCCAATAACTCCAAATTACCGTTAGCCCTCAAATATACATAACCATTCTCACTATACAACCTTATACTACCAACTTCTGCAACTGCATCTTTATACACATACCCAACTATCACACTATTACCCATATCTGCCGTATTAGCATACACCGCTACCATTTCCCTAACTGGTGCGCTGTCAACTCCATACGGTAGTGCCTGTGGTATCTCCCTAGCTTTTTTAAATAGCGATACCTGTACTATTCGCCTAGTACCCCTAATTACGCTACCTAGTACATTTGCTAAGAACATTATCCAAATATATTTTTAGGCTCACCATCTGTAAACACATCAGGTAAGCAACAATTCAAAGTTAGTATTTGTTTTTCAGCATCACCGCTATATGTTGCCTCACGTATAAAAAATAATGTTTTTGTAAATAGAAAACAGTTAGGACTAATTACATTTACCATGTTATTAACCTTTGCTAATGTCTTTCCAAAATACCAGCTATTAGTTTCAATAGATAAAGATATATTTTTTAATTCTTCTGATAAAATATTTCTTGCCGTAATTGGTACATCGCCTCCTGTACTTGCAGATTGTACGCTTACATTAGGTCTATAAACCGATTGCACGTAGGGGTTAGGAATAGTAGCATCTACTACCTGTTGCACATCAACCACATCGCTTTGCTTTACAACCGATATAGTGCTGTGCATGTTTTGACCGTTGGTAACTAGCTTTATTTTAGTATTTGGATTAGTGCCATTAAATGTAAATACTGGCTCATAAGTAACCGCTACTACTATCCTTTGTGCGTTATAGTCTGCCGCACCGTCTATGTCTGCCGCCACTGGTGTAACTGTAACCGTAGTTAGTGTATCATCTGTAGTTGTTTCGCTGCCTACTCTAGCCTTTGTATATCTTACGTTTCCAAATTCATCATGTGTAAGGATAACGTGTTTCTGACTGGCTATTTTTGCTAAAAAGTCCTTTATACTTTGTGTTTCTTTAGCCTCAACATTTGCGTAATTTATATTTACATATTGCGCTATTAGTGGGTCTATAACCAACTTCAAATCAAATGGTTCTATTAACTTTTCTGTAATCTCTTTAAGGTTAGATGTAAACCATTGTTGTGGCTCTTCTAGTGGTATTTGGCAATCTTCTAATACACCTGTACGGCTATACCCTGACAATGTTATAAGTGTAGGTTCGGGGCTATCCTCATACTCAATATTTAATACCGTACCTGTTAGCAATCTACTGCCACCATCGCTGATAACTATTCGCTGATAACCTAACGGCTTATATATGCGTCTATGCGTGGCATTGTTAGGATTGTATAATACCGAAAATTGAAAATCAGATACAAGGCTATCATACCTTACTGTTAGTCTAAGGTTTGTGTATGTATCAATAACAACATCTTCAATCTTAATTTGCATTTTCGTAGTATGTGATTAACCTATCTCTTGGTATTATAAATATCTCGCTTAATCCTATCATGTTAGCATCTAACAACTCATTCAAAAACTCATCTGTAGGGTCTGCACCGTATAGCCTTTGTGTTAGGTTAATCGGGTCTGTATCTTCTTCTAATCTAAATGTAACCTGTAGCCTGCCGTCTGCCGCAACATTATAAAGATTATTTATAGCAAAGGTAATCAATTCCGTAATACCTGACACGCTATCATAATCGGGTATATACCCATCGGCACTACCACCTGTAGCAGTTTGTAAGCTATCAAGATTAATTATATAGCCGTTATACGCATTTGCAAGTATATCGGCTATGGCAATCGCATCGGGTCTATTCCTGTAACTGCCATCGGTATTAGTTACCGTAGTCTTAGCCATTGCGGTAATTATAGCCCCTACATTTGTTTCATACTGCCGCTTTTGTTTCCTGTTAAGTATAGTATCTAAACTTCTATTTAATGTATTGATTTGCTGTAAAAATAGCATCATTCTAGCCTTTACAGTTTGAGCAAAGTTATAAGGGGCTTCAATCATTCTTTGTGCTAATCTTACTGCTGCTGCTGGCTTTGCTATAAGATTGTTAAGCCCTGTATTGGCTGCCGTAAAAGCATTAAAGTACACCTGTGCATCTAATGTAGTTCCTACGCCATTTACGCCATCATTATACATCTTTGATAGATTACCCTTATACTCTTGCACATCGGCTAATGTTGGGGTCTGTATATCCACTGCATACGTATCGGCTTGCAACTTATCAATAGCAAGTTTATCCGCTACTATCTTACTTTGTGCATCTTTTTTAGTTGGTTTTTTACCTATAACCGTTGCAATCATTACCCCTGTAATATGGCTAACATTATAGTCTTTATTGTCGTATGTTAGTTCTAATGGCTGTACAAACAGTGTGCCGTACATGGGGTGCTGAACTGTCCAATACTTTGGATTACGTGCCGATTGTTTAAACCGTTCCATCAAATCCAAATGATTATCACCATCAAAAAATACATCTAATGAATACCGCTCACCCTTTACATTCTTACGCTCAACTACTGTACCTGCTACGTTTGGAAATTCAAATAACGACATATTAAACGCCTGCTGAATTTGAGTAGGTATGTACTTCGGTCGGTATTCTGCACCGTCACCCATTTTAATAACGTATGGCTGTGCCATCTTTTCAATCCAACTCATATTCTAGCTAATTGTTTTGCCGCCTCATTAATAAATATTTGTTCTACTCTTTTACTGCTTTGTTCTGCCGCCTTGCCCATAAAATGCGTAGCTGGTGGCTTTACTTGCCTATTATTTTTTTCGCTATAAACTGCCGTCTTACCTATTACAGTATTTTTGCCTTTACGCATTACTTTGTTTACTAAATATATCGTTCTCGCCCCACTACTATTTTTAATATTACCCCTCACTAATCCCCCTTTACCTGCATGAATTGCAGATTTAACAAACTTTTGTTTATCATTTTTACCGCTTGCCTTATCGCTATCAATCATCCTATCAAGTGCCGATATTCTTAGGTCTTTTCTTACTCCTTTATGCCATGATTTTGCAGACCTTGCACCCTTTAACGCTACGTAATCTCTACCGCCTATTTTGCCCCCAAACTCTTGCTGCTTTAAGTCATCTACCGCCCTACCTTTATCATTCGGTAATTGCTTGAAACCTGCTGCTGACTTCATTTGTGATATGTCGCTACCCTTTGCAAATACTACTGTACTAGCTGCTTTAAAGAACTGTGGCTTACGTTGTATAAATGTACGCTTTGCACTTTTTGGCATGGTGTTTTGTTTCACATCTAATGCCGCCTTACTCAATGTGTTTCTTATAGCATTTGGTAACGCTGATTTACGCATACGTTCTAGCCTTGCCGTATATGTTACAACTTCGCTACTATTGATATTTAGAAATACATTCATTATGTTTGC